CGTCCCAAAATCCGTCCGTCCATTCGCTAACGTAGATGCGTTTGATTCCACCGAGGGCATCCTTACACCCTACACCGCGTCCGGCTAAAGTTAATGTACAAGCCATTTTTTTTAGGTTTAGGGAGAGGCAGGGGAGACCGAAGCCTCCCCCTTGTCTCGGTTAATTATCAGCTAGTGCGGTATGCGAAACCGGCAGAAGGAGCGTCTACGATTTGAGTACCCGCAGAGAACTGCATGATCACTCGCGTAACGTCGTCTCCTGTTACTCCTGTCAAGTCCAAGATTGACGCTTGGATGTGGTCAGTCAAGAGGTTCGTTCCGAAGTACAAGTTGTCAGCACGAGAGAGCAAGAATGCGTCATTCGGCATACCTGCTGGCGTGATGATTTCGTAGCCAGCGTAGCGCGTAGCCAATCCGTCATTCAAGAACGGCAGAGAGTAAGTCGCCGCGAGAGCTTGGTAGTACAACTGAGCCGAGGCACGAGACATGAACAACTTGGTGTTGGGGTCTCCTGCGATGGTCGTTGGAGCTTCGGCAGTCAAGTCAGCCAAGCGAGTCAAGATGTTTGCGTTCGTGGTTGCGCCTGTCAACTGCTGCATAGTGCCAGCGTTGTACCCGTCCACCAAGTGGCGGCACAAGCCGTCGAAAGAGGTGTACGTTGCTCCGGTGTCGGTTCCGTCGGCAGAGTTGAAGTTTCCGCTCCACAAGTTGCGCTCTACTGACTCGGCAACCTTAGCGGCTACATACTGAGCCGTGTAGGTAACGAAGTCGGCAGGTGCTCCGTCGTTCTGTGAACGAATCAAAGCTGACTCCCAGGTAGCTCGGAGGTCGGCGTTGCACACCTGCTCGTTGACTTTGAGTGCAGCCGCTTCGAGGACGGCTTCACCGACTGTCAATTGACCAGAGGCGGGAGTTGAGAAAGCGCAGTCGTCGTTGGCTTGGATAGCCGCGCCGGAGAACTTCCGGAGAACTGCTTTAGAGTGGACATTTTCGATTACTGAGACGTAACCATTGGCGATGGTGTCGGCTGCGAGGATAGCGGCAGAAACGTATGGACGCGCTGCAACTCCTGCGTAAGTTCCGACGGCAACTGTTGCGTTAGCCATTTTTTAGGAAAATTGATTAAGGAGGGCAGAGACGCGCTCCGAGGTTGATAAATTCTTGAGATTGACCGCCTCCGCTTTTGTCGTTGGGGCGGCGTGTTTCAAACCACCTTCGGCGGCTTGCTTCTTGATTTCTTCGAGTTCCGCTTTGACGGCGGCAAGCTCGACCGCTACGGGGTCGTCTTGTGGTTCTTCGACTACTTCTTCCACTACTTCTTCGACTTGAGGCTCTTGTGAGGACATCTCTTCTTTGTCCTCCGCTTCTACCTCTTCCTCCACCACTTCCTCGGCTGGTTCTTCAGAAGGTGCAAGAGCGGCGATTGCTTCGGCGATGAGTGCCTCCACTTCTTCGCGGGTAACGTAATTGATAGTAACCTCTTCCATCTCGTCCTCTTCCTCAGATGCTGCACGAGTGCGCTTCGTTGGTTGTTTCACGGGTGCGCTATCTCCGCTGCCGTCGCCGCTATCGGCTGGGGCTTCCTTTGCCGGAGCTTGCTTTGCCGGAGCTTCTGCCGCGGGTTCTTTCGTCTTGGGAGCGTTGCCGTCTCTTTTGCCGTCGCCTCCGTCCTTGCCTTTGGCTTGACGTGAGGCAACCTTGCCCCCGTCGGCGATCACGAGAACGCTTCCATCGTTCAAGGTGTAATCACCCTGAGGAAGTGGGATGCGCTCGCCCTCGTCGTTGATAATGTACGCCTCCGCGCCTTCATTGAAGTCGTCGGCGTCGGTGTAAATGACGGTGCCGTTTTCGAGTACGGCTTCGGCAAGGTCGGTTCGTGGTTCTTCGCTCACCGTGAGGTTGACGTTGAAACGCTGGAACACTTCTTGCACTCGTTCGGAAATAGTCATAGAGTCGCTTTTTTCGTATAAGTTTTTCAAGACCTCAATCCTGAAGTTTGTCTGTAAATTCTTTCTCGATGGCTTTGAGGAGTTCCTCGTTCAGTTTTGCCTCTGCCCACCGACGCGCTGCCTTCCCTCCCCATAGGAGATAAGAGATAGTTCCACACGCGGACGTGTCGCCCTCGTCGTAGTATTCCTCCGCCCGTGCCAGGTACGAAGCCATACGCTTAACCGTCTCAAGCGATACGGGTTCTCCGTTGGCGAGTTGTTGCGCCCGCACCTTGCCCGTCTGAGTGGCGCACTTGTTGCCGTGCTTCTCGTTCAATTCGATGCCGCGCTTGGCGTTGTTTCTGACTGCCTCGGGATAATCCGTGAACGACTCCATCACAACCCTCGTGCCTGACTTGGTGCGCCCGTCGCCTTTTACGATGGCTCGTGCAAGCTCGGCGAGCATCTCGTCTTCTGAGTTCTTCTTCATCTTATCGACGAAGTACCCCTCAATGGAGAATCCTTTGACCTTGCCCTCTTTGACCCACTCTTGCCAGATCGCCTCGTTGTCTACCTTGACGGCGACCATCCACGTTCCCACCGGAACGTCAAGACCATAGATGCGGCTCTTGTCCTTCTCTTTGTCCTCGACCATCCACGACTCGACCACGGTGAGACCATTGATTGTGTGTTCGTGTTCGAGGGTGTGGTTCGCTTGATTGCCGTGCTTGAGATATAGTTCGGCTGCCTTGCGGACGGTGCTCTTCGAGAAGTAGACGTAGAACTCGTCGTCTCCGTTCTTTCGATATATAGGTTTATCCGGGACAAGGGCAGCTCCAATCAGGATTCTTCGGTCGGTGTCGGCTTCGGCAAACGCGACCCGCGATTGTTTCAACGCCACGAAGTCGAGTTCAATGGCTGGACGATCAACGAGAGAGATGGCGTCGATTCCATACAACTCTGCGTCCTCGTCGATTATCAGTTCTACAATTCTCATAGTGCGGCTTGTTCTTTGATTTTCTGATTTGCTTGTTGTGCGTTGCTGACGTTCTCAGAGACGACATACGCTTGAACGGGTGCTTCTTGTCCTGCGCCCTCTCCGAGGAATCCGAGGTCAAGTTGTGGGGCTTGTGTTTGTCCTCCTGTCGGCAGACCACCCCCGCCTCCGCCTTGAGGAGATGGAGGAGGAGCACCACCCCCGCCGCCTTGATATTTGCTTCGTGCAATGGTGGCAAGTTGTGCTGCGCCAAATGCCCCCGCAATACCCGCTTGGACAAAAGGATAGCCGGGGAAAAAGGCGGTAATAGGCGACTTCATAGCTGTCGTGAACGCATTTGACACACCCTCCACTGTGGCAATGGTCGTTTGTGCCAAAGACAACGCCTTTTGAATTTTGAAGTTCCGACGCGCTTGTTTCTCGTTCTGCGTTCCGAATGCTTGTTGTAGGGCTTGGATGGCGTTGAATGCATCTTGAAAGGCATTGACGACCTCTTGTGCCGTTACCCTCTCACGCTCTACCTGTTCCTCGGCGTACTTCTCCTCTATCTCGGCTTTCTTTGCTTCAAACTCTTCCGTCAGTTGTTCTTCGCCCTCGCCAAATTCACGCGCCAGGGCGAGCTTCCTGTCGTATTCCTCCTTGAGTTTGGCAAGTTCTAACTCCCTCTCGGTAGCTAATGCCTCGGCGAGTTCCTTTCTTCGGTCGAGTTCTTCCTGTGCTCGTTCCGCGTCGGCATCCGCCGCCTCTTGTTTTTTGGCTTCGGCTTCTGCATTGAGTGCGAAGAGAGAGTTTTGAAGTTCCGTTTGAAGCGTCAAACTTGTTGTCCGCGCGTCCGCCGCTGCTATCTCTGCGTCGGCTACGGCTTGCAGCCTCTCATCCGTTTCTCCTTGTAACTCAATCTCCCGACGTAGGAGTGCGGCGCGTTGCTCTGCGATGCGGACATTCTCGTCAGCGATTTCTTGGTCGATGGCTGCGGCGCGTTCGGCTGCCGCTATCCTTTCCTCAATTGATAGTGTTTGGTCGTCGCGTTGACGCTTGAGTTCCTCAACCTCGGCTCGGCTTTGTGCCGTTCGTACTGACAAATCTCTCTCAGCATCCGACAACCTCTGCAATTGCTTCTCGAGGTCGGTTGCTGACTTTACTGCGGTTGCCGTTTGTGTGGCATATTCTGCCACCGCCGTCGCTGCATCACTTATCTTGTCGGTGAAGTCGGTAACTCCGAGCGTAACTTGTGCGACCGCATCATACGCCACCTTTGTGGCTGCGCTGAACTCGCCCTTGAAAAGTAGACCAATTGCCTCACCAAGTCGGGGTACAAGTTTTAAGAGACCCTCGAAGCGGTTGATTAAATTTTGCTTGATCAACCCGGCAAAGTCCATGAGGGCTTGTTTCGGGTTGCTGAATGCCTCAAAGAGGTTTTGCCCCAAGCTGAT